GTCTCCGGAACATGAGACCGCAAACAAACTCAATAACAATAACAAATATTTCATATTTTCCTTTCAGTAGCCTGTTTCAGCGACCAAGGAGAATAATACTATTTTTTGCTTGAAATGTAAACCGTCTTACAGGCCAAAGTGCTAAATGACGGAAATATAATGTCTTTTTTTGCCGGAATTACTTTTTACTGACTTTATTTTAATATTTTTATCAGTTTTCATATGCCCCCATGTCTTTTTGGCCTCTTTAGACTGAACATCGGAGGCATAGAGCCACAGACAAGCGTGCTAACCATTTACACCATAGTCACCATAACATTAAACATACTTTCAAACTAGCGTTTAGTAAAGAGATTCTTAATCCAATTCAAATTCCATTCAAGGCGGACCCTGGCCGGTGGGACCGGATCTTCTTTAAGTCTTTTTAAAACTCTCTACGGACGATCAGATGAGGGCATCAGGTCCACAGAAGCCTCCTGTTCGGCTTCTTTATTTTTTTGCTCTGTTTGTACTGCTTCTAAATTCTTAAGGCGTTGAATGCCTCTGTAGGCCATTATAAGAGCCCAAATATTAACAATATTGAATAATAATATTGAAATTTGCGACGGGTCTCTTAGCGCCAGTATCGTCTCTATTACAATATAAAATGAATACACCACCACTAAAAGTGGGTAGGCAAATTTTAAGTGCCCTTTCGATAGTTGCCACTGCGCAAGCAAATTGGCCGGGACAACTATAAGGGTTAGGACAGTTATTATTATTCCTATGTTTGTCATATCAGGATTATATCTTTTTTTTGGATAGCTTTGAACAACTATCATTTTGCCTCGGCGACAAGATTCGAACTTGCGCCGATCTCTCATGTTTACAAGACAAGTGCATCGCTATCTATGCTTTGAGGGCAGTGAATATTTTATAATGAACAACATAATGAACATTAGCTGCTGTTATGACCAGGATATTGAACATTACGGAGATAATATTCCCAAAAACTATAAACATAAAACTTGCCACTATGACCGGATGTGGATGAGGGAATCGAACCCACATTAATTGTATCAGGAACAATTGTCCTACCGTTGGACGAATCCACAAAATTAGAACCCCAAAACGATTCGAACGTTTATTTTTCGGTTCAAAGCCGAAGGGTTTGCCATTAACCTATAGGGGTATTTGTGCTGCCTCTCGGCATCGATCCAAGCGTCTAGGTGCTTCAAACCTATGCTGTTCCACAATAGCTCAGGCAGCAAGAATGAGTTTTATAGAAAACCCAAAATGAATTGATGCCCTTTGGATAACTATCCCAGGACGGCTTTCTCTCCAGAGGCAAAAGCTAAACCTACAGGTATTACCAATTTTCGAGATAGTATAACTTTGTGGGTGATGAAGGACTCGAACCTTCAATGCAAAAGCACTGGTGTTACAAACCAGGACCACTACCTGTGTGGAATATCACCCGCATCAACCAATTGGGTCGGCTGATCTAATTGGTTGCGGGGGTTGTGTCGCACCAACATGGGTAGGATTATGAGCCCTACTTGAGAACTAAGTCTACTCTCCCCGCAATATTGTTTATTTTAGTACCGTTGACAGGAGTCGAACCTGCACCAACCACATCCTTAATGTGGCGCCTCTGCCAATTGGGCTACAATGGTGAATCCATTTAATTAAATTTACATTTAACTTGCGCCCAGCCATGAACGAATGGATTATAATAACTCGTTCGTACATAAATATACCCGTAACTATTTGGATACACTATGCCGTTTGAGGAATTTTGGAAAACCTGACCGCTGCGAGTCCTGCCATACACATATCCTTTACAATAAATTGGTCTTGAATGCCTATTGGTGACAGTTGATCTAATTTGCGTCCGGGTCAGGCGAACTTGGGCGTTTGCGGTCCACCAGGCTTGGGCTACAGGGATTACTAGGCTAAAAGCAAGCATTGTCATAAATGCGAATCCCAGTTTTTTTATTGCTAAGTTCATTTTATTCTCCTTGAAATTAGATTATTAGATTAACACGATTTTTTTATATTGTAAATATTATTATCAGTGGTGACCCCAGGGGGAATTGAACCCGCCGTCGCACGGTTGAGAACCGTGAGTTCTAAACCACTAAACTATGGGGCCAGGCTTGTCCTACTGGGAATTTGCTTGTATTCTTTTTAGTCGTTTTTTTACCGTACTGTCGCTGACACCTAAAACTTGTCCGACCTTTACATAAGTTTTATGCTCGTGTATTAATGCAACTAAATCTATTGCGTCCCAGTCAATCCTTTGCATACTTTTTGAAAAACATTTACTTGAACAAAAGTTTCGTATGACGGCCTTTTCAGCCCCGCAAACGCACTGATCTGTTACTGATTCGTGCGGAATTCTGTACTCTGCATAGCTTTCATCAAACCTCCTAATATTTTCAGGCAAAGGGAATAAACCGGCATGAACTTCTCCGTGGCAGTTATGGCAAATCATTACACACTTTCTAACTTCAGACACAAGGGTGCTCCAACTGGCACAGTGGTTTTTTGCTATGCTAAAATTCTTTTCTGCGGGATTTAAATGATGAAATACAAGATTCCCAGAATATACCGAGTAATCACAAAGACCACAAGAACCGCCAAAAGCCTCAATTAACCTATCTTTGGTTCTGTGTCGCCAAGCTTTAATGTGTAGATATCCTATAGTCATAATAAAAGTATAATAAGATATTAGCATTTTATAATTTTGGTCTAAATCTCTATTTGCTTCACCCTACATTAACACCAGCGACCAACAATTTGTAGAGTGTACGGGATTCAAACCCGCAGTCCAAGGAGGGTTCCGTGCACTTACCTTGCTTGGCTCTCGAAATCAATAGATTGTCCGACCACGCCCTGTCGGTTGTTCAATTTACCAACCACCCCATATTATAATAAATTGGCGGAAAACAGAGGAATCGAACCCCAGAGCAATACTCCGTATCAGTTAGCAACCGATCCTAGTCCCAGACTAGATTGTTTTCCAAGCCCTATAAGCCGGAGCCTATAGGGGCCTTGTGGATAAACCGCAAGGGATGAAATATAGAAAATGGTACAAACCGTCGTTAGATATTAACAAGTATCTACCAATTGTACCATTCTTTAGAACATGTCTCCTGGTGCCTGGTAGGATATTTATTCCTTTAAGAAAATCCGAGGCGCCCTGCAGTTGAATATTATATCAACTAAATAAAAGTTGTCTTTCCGACAGGATTCGAACCTGCATCTAATAAAAGAACCTCGACCTTCGAAGAGTGCGTGTGCCAGTTTCGCCACGGTGACAACTTAGTAGAACGCCAAAGAATCGAACTCTGTTCTCCGCATACAATTGCGGGCTTTACCAATAAGCTAGCGTTCTAAATTTAGTGCTGATAGCAGGACTCGAACCTGCACGACCTTTCAATCAGAGCATTTTAAGTGCCCGGCGTCTGCCATTCCGCCATATCAGCATGTTTTAGTACCCAGGGCGAGATTTGAACTCGCACTTTACAGAATTTGAACCTGTTGCCTCTGCCATTTGGGCTACCTGGGCAAAATATTGGCGTTCCTGGTCGGATTCGAACCGGCAACCTATCGCTTAGGAGGCGATTGCTCATCCAATTGAGCTTCAGGAACAATGGTCCGAGTGGCAAGACTTGAACTTGCAAATTCTCCACCCCAAATGGAGTGGGTTACCAATTACCCTACACCCGGATAATAAATCTTTTCTTTGTTATTGGCTCTCGGGGAAGGGTTTGAACCTATGGCCGTTCGCTTAAAAGGCGACTGCTCTACCAACTGAGCTAACAACCCAAACGCCTGTTTCGTGGTACCAGCACAGGCAAACTGATTATCCTATTCAATTGTCATAGATCTCAAAATGTTTGTTCGGTGACCCCACGGGGATTTGAACCCTCGATCCCCGGATTGAGAGTCCGGTATTCTAAACCTGTTAAACTATGGGGCCAAAAGAGCTTTGGCTATATGCTTTCCCGACAACTGTTACAGTATAGGGCCTACTAAGTAGAATATAAACACCATTTTTCCTTTAAAATATCATTAGTTGTGTGACGCACCTCACAGCGGCACTAAATTTGCTTTGTCAAATTGCTCCAATTGTGAATAAATTCAACAGATTTATAAAGAAGAATACCATTAATAAAAGATAAATAAGAAATTTTAATAATAAAAGAATTTTTATATATGATCTTGATCTCAATTTATAAAGCAGTATAATAAAACCCGGCACGAGTAAAAGCTTATAGGCAAAAAACCAGCCGATACCGAGTTCGAGCAGAAAGGCCATAAACGGATTTGCTTCAAGAGCAACTTTTGCATATACTATTAAATACCAGGATAATCCTGCATCAACAAAATTGAAAAATACTAGCAGAACAGAAAGAAGAAAGAAAAACTTCCTACTTGCATCGGTCTTAATAAGTGAATACCAAAAATTTCTCACATTTAAGTATGTGAAATTATTTGATGAAAGTCAAATAAAACTATGAATTTATTTTACGCTTGGCCAACACCAGCTGCACCAGCAGCAGGTTGAGCACCAGGCATTGGAGCGCTTTTTTGTGGAGCTTCCGGGGCTCCATCAGGTTTCGGCTGTTGGTTTAAATTTTGACCTTGTTGGGCAGGTTGTTGTGCATTTGGCTGGGATTCTTCCTCGGTGCCTGTAACCATTTCGGTAATTTGTGATAGCAGTGTATCTAAATTATGCTTTTGTTCATCATTGAGATTTTTAAAGAAGGTTACAAGCTTTCCGTAAATCTCTGGGTCTGTAAAGGAGTGCCCGCCACGAATTGTATTGAGTTCGTCAATCATATCATCAACTGTATATTGATTTTGCACAGGCGGGGTCGGAGCTGCTTGGACATTAGGTGCTACTTCTGGTTCCGGCTGGTTCGTTGGTGTGGCCACTGGTGGTGGCTCTTGAATTTCCTGCTCTGCTAAAACGTTTATTATAGCTTCCTCAATTAGCTTTCCAACGTACCTGTTGCGCCTATCTTTACGAAGCTTATACTCATCTCTTAATTTATTCATAATAATCCCTGTTTTACTTATTTAAGTAGTGTCATAAATCATTAGATACAAATTCAATTTGAACCGAAACTAACAAATTACCATATTCTTTATAATTTTCTCGCATGGAGACTTTTTTTACCGTTAAATTTAAATCGTCGTCCTGGCTTGAGTCTTCCTCACTACCTAAAATCAAACTTTTTAAATTCAAAGATTTCTTATTTTTCTTGGAATGTCTGCTCTTAATCAGCAAATTGTTTAGCTTCATAGCGTCCTGCATTAACATCCCCAATGAATACTCAATTCCTTCTTCATTATAATTTGATGAGAAGAATACAGCTTGAAAAGAAAGAACGCCCTTACCAAATGTTAGATTTAAAACAACATCATTATTTTTTGTTTCAAAGCTTTCGCCTTTTCTTTCATTCTTTGACGAAGCAGCTCTTTTAAATTCATTTATTAACTGAGAAAGTCCTGGCTTCGCTGTCATCTTATCCAAGTCAATTGTATCTAAATCAACCTCTTCGCTGACTATAAAAGACTCCCCTTCTGCATATAATTTTTTTGTCATCTGATTTACAAAAGCGTCTTCTGGAAACATTCTTCTATGTTTTCCATTATTATTTTAACTTCACTTTCAGAATTTGGTTGGTAAATCATTAAAACTTCGATGAACTTATTTAGAGTGTTTGGCATTATTTCAACTCGCACTTCTTTTGGGGATTCTATCTTCAATAATTTTTTCATAAAGATGGTTGTTTGCTGTTCGTCAGCAAACATAAACTTTTTATACCTGTGCAACGTTGCATCAATTTTCCAACCTTGCTCATCATTAAAACTTGCTTTTTCATTTTTCATGTTCAACCTTTACAAACAATTAAAATAACAAAGCCCGACCTTTTCGGGCTTGTTCAAACATATGCTATATAAGCATTAATTTAGATTAATCTTTTTTCTTACGAGGGCGACCACGCTTACCTGGCGGGAATACCTTTTTAGAAACATAAGCCTGGTAGCTGTCAAAAAGATTATCCGACTCTTCAATGTCTTGCATTAAGATAAGCACGATTTTATCTTTTGGTTTAGTCTTAAGAAATTCAAGACCATCAAACTCCTGGGACTTCATAAGTTTTATATCCGTGGGAGCAAGTATTTGGCGTTTGGCCAAAACTTTAATAAAGTCTTTAACATCTTTAGCCGCCAGTAGTAGATCGGCAAATTCCGATGCGCCATCACGACGGGCAGTCTTAACTTTTGTTAAGAAAGCTTCAAGCTCTTCTGCATCCAGGTCCGAAGGGTGCTTTCCACCAGTAAGTTGGGCAAGTTTTTTCATACCAGATGTTTCAATTTTATTAATTAAGGTAGGGGTAACTCCACCAAGCTCTTTACCAATGTCTTTAAGTGAAACATCACCAGTTTGATATTTTGTTGCAGGTTCATCATCTTCTTCATTTGAATCATCAAATTCATCGTCAAGCGTTCCAAGTTTAGAATTGAGGTCTAACTTAAGTTTCCAAAGACTAACAAGATTTTTATTTGAATTTGGAAACAATTTCATACCACGACCAGAACTGATATAATCCAAAACAGTATCTTTGGTGATTTTTGGATCGAACCAAATTTTTCTATTGTGCTTATCTGGGTCAAAGTATTGCCTCATAACCCAAGCAACAAAATCTTTTTTCTGTGATTTTGGAACTCTATTGAACGCAGGATCAACATCCTCGTTCAAAGCTCTTTTTACTTCTTCTTTTACAATTGTAGCAATACGATCGTGTAGTTGCTGAACAGGTATTTTTTTAATCATTTCTATCCCTCGATATGTTCTTTGGTTGAGTATAAGTATCTTTCAAAATTGCTTTTTCGAAATCGCACTTGTATGTGCAGGTTGCTACACCAGGTTTAACTTACATATATACATTTTTATGCTATAACAGGTCACAAATTATACTCTGTTATTTAATATCGTCAATATCATCTTCCGAGTTATCATCATTTTTATAATCAAGAAGTTCTACGTTTTCATCAACATATCTTTGAGGCCTTGAATTATAATATTCTCTATTGCGATCCCTGTCCCTGTAATAATCGTCACGCTGGTATCGGTCACGCCGGGGATGACGACCTCTTTCGTCATATCCATACCCGTCGTCCATTTCAGATCGTTGTGCTGTCCATCTTCTACCAAAATACAATGCTAATATAGGAGATAAATACGCCATTGCACCAGTTGCATCAAATGATGGAAAATCTATTCCAAGAGGAGTTGTAACGAGCCAGCCTATAAGCCAGAGAGTTACAATTGAAAAGGAAATAATTGACATTGTTAATGACGCCGATTGTTCGCCTTTGGTATTTTTAATCCAAAATCTCATAATATGTGCTTTCTAGCATTTAAAATTATGGAACACGAGGTCCAAAATCATGAATGTGCTCAAATAAATACTTTCTTGCTCTTTTTACAATGTCCTTCTTAGCAAAAAAAACACGGCGGGGGTATTTCTTTGGACCGTCGCACCGGCCAGAATTGTATAGGCGTAGTCCTTTTTCGACAGACCTACAATAATTAAAGGAGCGTTTGAGCCAGAATACCGAACGCTCCACGATCGGTCGCTGACAAGAGCCAAGGATGCGACGGCATCGTTTCCTATACCAAGATTGATGGACAAATGGAAGTCCTCGTGACCAACGTGAACGCCGTAAGAGCTGTAGTATGCCGACGGCGCCAGCATGGGATTCTGCAAAGGGGTGGAAGGCAGACTCGTGCCAAGCAATACCGGCGAGAAGCCAAGGATCAAATTTTTTATCAATTGAAACATCAAAAATATATTCAACAAAAGCTTCAACTTGTGCAGCGCAACCATAACGCAAGCTTCGACAGTTATAAGCATAAATACGCTTGCCGTCGAAAGGTCTTACCCAAACTGTCAATTTTTGTAAAAGAGATTCTACCATCAGGGTTTTTTGAACACTAATACTTTCATTTTGAACAACCAAGCTTTCCTCTGTAATAGATTGTGCCTCAGTGTTCGATGTGGCTGTAAATAATAGAGCAGACACTACAATTATTCTAAAATAGTTCATTTATTGACCCTTTACGCAAGAAGAAATTCTTGGCATAGCTTGCAATGCCCAATCAAGAGCCCCGCCAGGTGTAAAATGCAAACCATCAGGAGTACGACCATAGTGCCCTGTTATATCCTCAGATTCAATATAATATTTTTTACCAATAGTATTTTTAATTTTGGTTCCCGCTCGTTGACGGCCCTTTTGAATATCTGCATTTCTACCTACTGCCCGTGGGGGGGAAATCCAACAATGTTTTACATTTTCGTTATTGGATTTTGCTTCCCAGGTTAAAGTTCGCCAAAAGTCTATCACTTCATATTTGTAATCAAGGCGATAGGACCGGACGTGATCGTTTCCACCTAGCTGAATTATTAATACGTCCGGTTTATATTTTCTTATTAGTCTTTTTGCTAAAAATTTATTATTTGACCAACGCCTAATACCCCAGCCAACATGACCTTCTTTTACGAATCGATTTGCATTGTTTGAAGCAAATTGACCCCTCAAAGCATCACCAAAGTTCCCAGCTGTCTGCGAGTCACCGATTACCAAGATTGTTTTACCATCAAATGCATTTTTGTTGTTTTGCGCATTTACCTTTGAAGAAAATATGAAAACAAGAGTTAAGGTTAATAAGGCCAGTATTTTATATTTCATTTTATTCACCATTGTTTTTAGAGATAAGAAAATTTTCTACATAACAAATTTTTTCATTGTAAAGAATTTGTGTGAGTCCTTCTTGAATATTTTTTAAGAAAATTGCATACTCCCCATTTTCAATAAAAATAACATTGTCCCTATGAAAATCAAGAAGGCCGACCGATCGAAAACTAAAGATAATTTTTTTACTTTTATTCGTTTTATTTGCAAGTATACCTAATAATTTTCTATGAAGAGTATCATATAAACTATTGTATCTTCCGGACGGCCAGGTAACTTTAACCAATTGACCAGGCGACGCAACAATCACTTCAATACTCACCCTTCATGTAAATACAACAGGTTGCTCTCGTCCTCAACATCTACATGAAAAGTATTATTGTCATGATTAACGACTAATTTCGCTGGGATTTTCCATACAACATTACTTTCAGTTTTTTGTTTGAAACTTTGCAGGGCCTCTAATTCAATTTTTATTGTTTCCACTGCTGCCGGTGTTAACCAATTGTTCATGTGCTTTTCATGTAATTTATTCGTATACCAATTTAAGGCGCTCACCAGATGACTTTTATAAATTCTTGTTTTCATTTTATTCTTTATTTCTAATTCTAATAACAATACAGTTGCAAATTATAGAAACAAGAAAACACAATGCGTTTGCTAAAAAAAGAACTGCTCGAAAGACTTCAACCCCGCTAAGATATATTGCTAATGCAAAACATAAATTTATTAATACGCCAAAGGCGCTAAATTTTATCATAGCTATCGGATCATTTAGAAAGTCACTGATTTTTTTAAAAAATGTCATTTTTATTTCTTTTTATAGGAATAGCCATCCCTATACCAACCACTGCCTTTTAATATAAATGCATTTGCCAAAGAGATCAACCTAATTAAAGAATATTTCTTATAGGTAGGACATTTTCTCCTGGGTTTATCTTTTATGCTTTGATTGTATTCGAAACAACCTTTGCAATTATTACATTTATACTCATAAATCATTATGCCTTAGAGCATGACACCAGCATTTAAGAATATAAACGTATTTTACGTTCCTAAAACGCTATTTTTTATTTTTCTAATTTGTTCTGGCGTTAATGCAGTATCAAATATCTTCACGGAAGATAAAAACCCTGTAAAGTCCTGAATATCGCTGGGATATACACCAAGATTTAAAAATGACAAAGTACCAGTATCTGGCTGATTAGCAGAAGAGGAAAGCACTCGATCAGAATTGATATAAATAAAATGTGTCCCGTTTTCATCCCTGGAATAAACAAGGTGGAACCATTGTCCAGGGTGACATCTAATTTGACTATCAAGAAAGATAATTGAGCCAGCGCCTTCTTCTATGAATACTACCACATTATTATTTGTAATATCTCTTGGCCAATTTTTTTAATATTAGTAAAGCCGGCAGGTTGAAAATCTTCATTTGTAAAAAACACGCTATTTGATCCGCTTAGGCCGGAATAATATATGACAGTTCTTTCCATTTTATATAAATGTTGCGAAGATACGTTACTACAACAATTTAATAAAACTTTCTGTTTCTCGACGCAAAATTTCCTTACCAAGCTCTTTCCCAGAGAACCCCAATTTCATAATTGTATCGCCATCAGAACTTATTTCATATTTGTTAAAAGCATCAACAAACCTGTCGTTGATTTTATTTGTCAGTGTAGAAAAATCTTTCAGATCAGAATTTGTAAGATTTACTGACATTCGCAACTTTCGCATTTTATAAGCAGAGCCTGGATTTAAATCTTTCAGCATGTTTAAAAACAATACCTTTTTTATTTCGGATGAACCATACCTTAGACTGTTCAATTTTTTAGACAAGACTTTTGGTTCGTTATTTAAAGTTAAAAAAGCCAATTGTTTCATCGGGTCACTCTCTTCAATATATCTTTTATCAACCTTTATTCCAGGTAGAATATTTTCCCATAAGCCGAACTTGTCATATAGGCCGAAAAGATACTTTATAGATTTGGCACTTCTAATGCTTTTAATAAATTCGTCCCTAATTCTTTCTGGGGATATGCCTTTTAAAGAATTATCTTCGATAATAGCCTTAGTGGTTTCCTCGGCCATGCCGACTCCTAGCCTGGCTGCAAATCGAATCGCTCTTAAAATTCTAAGTCTGTCTTCATCAAATCTAAGCTTGGCATTACCTACTGATTTAACTACTCCATTTTGAATGTCTTCAATTCCTCCAACAAAATCAACAATTTCTCTTCTGTCAATATCATAAAAAAGAGCATTGATCGTAAGATCCCGGCGCTGGCTATCCATTGCCATTGAAACGCCAAGTTCAACTTCTGGTTTTCTGTGTTTTGAATTCATTTACAAATCTTTTCTAAAGGTGGCAATCTCATATTCATTTTTATCTGGAGTGATTACATTCACCACCCCAAAAGCCTTGCCGACTTCCAAGGTTTTATAATTCGCATTTTTCAATATTGTCAAAATTTCATCCGGTAGAGCGTTTGTTGCCAAATCATAATCTTTCGGAGTCTTCCCCATTAGTTCATCCCTAACTGCGCCTCCGACAATATACAAACTAAAGCCTTCTTTTTTAAAGATTGCCGAGATTTTTTTTATATCTGCTGGAACTTTCATATCAAAAGGCTGACGAACTGGGTTTTGCGCATCGGAACTGATTCCTTCGTTCAAAACAGACTCTACATATTTTCTTATGTTAGATTCGTCAAAATTGCTTTTTTTGTTTTTGTCGCCGATATACTGTTTTTTAAGCATCTGGTCCATTGCTGATTGATACCATCTTTTGACTTGGCCAGCTATTTGCTTATCTTCATCTCTAAGAAGATGATCTATATAAAGCCTAACTCCGTGCGTATCCCCAGAGGTTCTTGGGTCTGCATCAGGTTCTAACTTTAATATAGCAGACAGGTTTTCTAAATTTTCTGATGGAGTTTCATCTTGACTGACACGCTTTATAGTAAATTTTGCAATTCTCAATAAATCATCGTGAAGCTCAGGAAACTTGTTTTTTATATGACTAACATACTCTCTTGATAGCTCGTTACGATCTTCCTTAATTGCTTGTGAGCCTTTTATTTTATTATGTTTTTTAGTTTTAATCATAGACATATGTAAATATTGTTATAAAGATAAAGAAATGGAAAATTGGTTAAAAACAGGTGATGGCAAAAAAATAAAACTTTTGTTTGATGGAAAAGTTACAATTGTATCCCCTGAAAATACTTCAAATATCATTCCGTTATTCTGCCCTTGTTGCAATCTTCCTATGAAAGATAACAGTGATAGCATCAGTTATAGAAAGATTAAAGTCTGTAACAAGTGCGATGAAAGATGGACCAATAAACCAAACGTTAAATGGCCTGACGGGCCAGATAAAAAATCGGACGAATGGAATGCATATATTGATAACAGAAAATTAGTTGAAAGAACTGCTATTAACTTTAGATGACTTTCGATTTGAACTTCTATTTATTAACAACAGGTTTATTATGGAAAAAGATTACAAAAAACTTCTAAGACTTTCTCAGGTTGTAAATAGCTCGTTCGGTACTGATGGACCAGGTTTCCAACATGTGAATGGAATGAATGTAAAATTATCTACGATTGATAGCGGGCTTCTAAAGGCAAAGTGCATTATGTCCGTTACTTATTCAACTGATCAATTGATGCGTGAAAGACAAAGAAGGCACCGGGATACTGCAATCGCAATGATCCAAGGTGCAATCGACCGGGCAAAAGATGAATATGAAAGTAAGTTTGATGAAAAAATAAACTTTGAGTTCAACCCTGGAATGCTTGAAGAAAGTAATGAATTTGTGAGTGTTTCTTCTTACTCTGGCGTTACTAGAGGTTATTATAGAGCGACCGCTCTTATCAAAGTAAAATAAAACTCATACAAAATAAGCGTTATTATGCCAAGAAGAAAAAACCCGAACAAAAAAAGCAAAGCTCCACCAAAAAAAATACAAATGCAGGAGATTGTTAAGTGCGGGACTGACGCAGCTTACTTCATAAATAACTATGTAAAAATTGCCCACCCATTGAAAGGTATGATTCCATTTGTAACATACCCATTTCAAGACGAATGCCTTGAGGCATTTCAAGAAAACAGAAACGTAATTATAAATAAAAGTAGGCAGTTAGGCCTATCTACAATCGTTGCAGCGTATTCACTTTGGATGGCTTTATTCCAAAAAGAAAAAAATATTCTTGTAATCGCAATCAAGCTCGAAACAGCGAAACTTTTTATTAAAAAAGTAGAGGCAATGTTGTATGAAGTGCCTGACTGGTTAATCATGCCACAAATTAAGGCCCAATCGGTTAGGTATATTGTTTTTTCAAATGGTAGTAAAATTCAGGCCATCCCAACCAGCCCAGGAGCGGGTCGTGGTGAGGCTCTTTCATTATTAATTGTTGATGAGGCGGCTCATATCGAAGGAATTGATGAAATTTGGCTAGGGCTGCAACCAACTTTATCAACCGGAGGATCTGCAATACTACTTTCTACACCAGCAGGTGTTGGTAGTCTATTCCATAAAATTTGGGTTGAGGCAAAAGAAGAAAAGAATGATTTTAAATCAATAGAATTGCCATGGACAGTTCATCCAGAACGTGATGAAGAATGGTATGAAAAACAAAGAAGAGCAATTATTCAAGCAAAAGGTGAGCGTGGAGTATCCCAGGAGCTTTTATGCTCATTTGCTGCTTCGGGTGACACATTCTTAAAAATAGAAATAATGGAGCGGATTTTTAAATTAATAAAAGAACCTATTGAACAATGGGGACTTGCTGGTATGATTAAAAAAGATGTATGGATATGGAAATACCCTGTTCCTGGTAATAAATATATAATTGGTGCTGATGTTGCTCGTGGAGACGCAGCAGACTATTCAGCTTTTCATGTTATTGATGCAACAGACGATGAAATCGTCGCTGAATACAAAGGAAAAGTACCACCGGATAAATTTGCTGAGATATTAATAGCAATGGGCATGAGATATAATATGGCTACTATATGTCCAGAAAGAAATTCTGTTGGTATTGGTTGCTGTCTTAAGTTAAAGGAAATGAAATATCCTAATTTGTATTACGACAAGTTTCATAAGAATATTTACATGACTTACACTACTGCTGATACTGAAAATGAAATACCTGGGTTTGAAACAACACAAAAAAGTCGAATTGAAATTCTATCCAGACTAGAAGATGTGATAAGAAACAACAAGGTAAAATCATACAGTAAAAGACTTTATGAAGAATTTCAAACTTTCATTTGGAAAGGTAATAAACCAATGGCTCAAAAAGGTTATAACGATGACCTAGTTATGAGTTTTGCAATTGCTAATAGTTTATTTGAAGCAAATGGAACTAATGTTCATAGTGCAGATGAAATGACGAAGGCAATGATTGCCGGTATGTCTGTGTCACATAAATCTTTAGATTCTAATCAAAGTGACAATAATCATCCACCAATCACAACAGGAAACTCATTTTCCGAGTTTAGTAATCATAATAATCAAAACTCTCCAGTAAGAAAACAAAATGTTCAAGATCACAATTCACCCTTTTGGAAGCAGTGGGACTGGGTTACGAAAGATTAAATCACTTAATTTTAATTAACCTTAGACAATAATTTACTCTTAATTTAAACTCAGGATCTGATCCAAATTAGAAATTAGTAAGTTAATTATATTTAATCTTTACTGTTAATAATTATTAAATCTAGTTGTTTAACAATTAATTAAAACATTAAATAATTACAATTTCTTTAATTGTTAATTATATTAATTAATACTACCAGATCCTTAGTTTATTAATACATTTAATTACAAGATAATTTATGCTATTCTAATACTATGTTAGTTATTTTAACTAATATGAAACTTCGAAAGAGAGTATTATTATGACTATGAAGGTTGAAGAGCAGACAATCCTAATTGACAGGAAAGAACACCCTAACGAATCAAGGTACCCTTGTCGTTCAACTCATGAAATTCTAAGTGCGGGGATGAAATTTTTCTCCTCAATCTCATCGAAGGAAAAACAAAAACTTATCAAAGGTAAATTGTTAATTGATAAAGAGGACAGTGGTGAATTGTTCAATTCCTTTAAGGTTAATGACATAATTGGGTTAGGTATGATTAAGAAGAATGGGTTTCATTCCAACACCTATAGAATTGATTCAATTAATAAAAATGTCATGTCATGTGAACATGCTTATTCAAAGCTTATGGAGGATGTCACCTTAGAGGATGTTTCAATTGCGCTAGCACTAGGCTTCGCTGAAATTCTCTATAGGGATGACAAACCATTTGGGGTTGAGTCACAAATTGAATACAAAGTTCGTTACGAGTATGAAGAGGATGAAGATACCGAGGTGGATGTTACGTCGCCGGCTGAAGGAGTTAAGCCAAATGAACCTGAAGCTGTGGAACCCGAAATTGAAGAAGTTCCGCAAGCTCTTACATATAATCAATGTTATTTTGCCTTTAGTTACAATACCGATATTATGTCGGAAACCGTTGTTATCACCCCAAAGCAATTATGGGATGATAAGAAAACTCTTTGTGTGGATGACTCTACAAAGCACCTGGCTGATAAATTGGCTTTGAATAAGTTATCAAGTAGCACATATGACTTTACAAAAGATTATTCAGAAACCGAGTTAAAACAAATGCTCAAAGCTTTCGGCGCAGATGAAAATCCCGAAATTACCAAATAGAAAATGTGAAATATGACTAAAAAAGTAATAATTCTTAGAGGGATTAGCGGCTCGGGTAAATCAACCTATATTGAAAAAAATCACCCAACAGCCTTTACTTGTTCAGCTGATCATTACTTCTATAACAAAAAAGGTGAGTATAATTTCGATCCAAAATTACTTGGTCATGCTCATAAGTCTTGTAAGAATAATTTCTTCAGTGCAATTGAACAAGGTGAATCACCAATTATAGTTGATAATACAAACACACAATTTTGGGAAATGAAAACTTACATCGAAGCCGCAGAGAATGCTGGGTATGAAATTGAATTCGTGAGAATGGAAACTAAGGTTGATATTGCAGCTGCCAGGAACGCTCACGGAGTCCCAGTTGAGGTTGTAAAGAGAATGCATGATAGAATGGAAGAACTACCGGATCGATTAAAAAGAAAAGAAAAAATCATTAAAAATAATTTAAAACAATCATAGAGAATTATATTAATTTATTTACGAGAGCCTGTTGAATAGCTGTATAAAATCAAACCACATGAATGCAGGGGTGCAGTTTTTAAAACCTTATATTGGAAAAATATTTAGAATTAAAAAAAGCGATCCTTATACACTCTTAGAAAAAGGCATGCATATATTACTAATTGATGTTCTCGCACCCAATCCAAATGTGGGTGGTCGAGATATTGATGATATTTTTTCAAATGCTGTTGTTGTTAAAACACTGGTTAAAGAAAATACCGAGTTAACATATTATCAAAGTACCGAACAATTTTTTCATTATTTTGAACCAATAAAATTATCTTAAATTATCATAGTAGAATGATTCAAGTTCCTCAAACAGTTTTTTATATTCCAAAATCAACAGAAATGGTTGTTGTTAGTGATATGTTTGCTGAGGATTATTCCGGTGGTGCCGAACTTACTCTTGCGGCAATATTGGATGTGTGCCCTTATGAAACTTTTAAAATTCACTCTGCATCTGTAACACCAGAGCTTATCGAAAAAAACAAAAATAAGCATTGGCTATTGGGCAATTTCTCTCAGATGAGAAAAGAATGTTTAATAGAGCTTGTAGCTTCTAAAGTAAAATTTTCTATTATAGAATGCGACTACAAATATTGTAAGTACAGATCATCACACCTGCATAAGCTTAAAGAAGGCGTTGATTGCACCTGTCATAATGAACAACAGGGTATTTTTATTAGAGGACTCTATCAGCGAGCGCATAAAGTTTTTTTCATGTCGGAAGAACAAATGAACATATATGTAAAGCTTTTCCCGAAGGCAAGCTCGGAAAACTTTTTTGTTCAATCATCCACATTTAAAAGTTCAACAATTGATAACCTTGTTTCCTTGAGAGAAAATAGGAAAACAGTAGAAGGGGATGGTGCTTGGGCTGTGTTATCCGGCGCATCGTGGATTAAAGCTGAGAACAAAACAATTGCCTATTGTGAAGAAAATAACATGCCTTATGAGTTAATTGGGGGACTAGATCACAGCAGCTTTCTCAAAAAACTTTCCACAAAAAAGGGCCTTATCTTCCTTCCAGAAGGGTTTGACACTTGCCCTAGAATTGTTATTGAGGCAAAATTGCTTGGTTTAGATTTAAGATTGAATGATAATGTTCAGCATGCAAAAGAGCATTGGTTTAATGATTCGTTGGACCAAATTGAATATGAGCTTCGCCAAAGACCAAAACGATTTTGGGAAAAAATAAATAAATAATTCTTTACTGGTCTTTCCATTGCCTTGTATTATAGTTTAAAATCTGTTTTAACCAGGTATAATACAAATTAGCGGTAAATCCAAGGCAGGTTAATGAAAATAAGAGAAAAGCAAGCTTTATCATTTGATGATGTTTTATTAGTTCCAAAATTTTTTGAAGGTGGTTCAAGAAAAAACATTGATATAGGAACCACTATTCATAATGTAAAATTGCAAGTTCCTATTATTGCCGCCAACATGCCATCCGTTTGCGAAACAGATATGGCGACTAAAATGGCCAAGCTCGGCGGCCTCGGAATAATTCATAGAATGCAATCCATTGAAGACCAGGGCAGAATGATTGTCGACGTATTTTCTAATATGAGGAACGAGTCTATTCAGGATGTAAATGTCGGAGGCGCCATCGGTATTGGAGAAGATTGGAAGCGTCGAGCCGATGCACTAATAGGGTATGGTGTAAATCTAATTTGCATTGATGTTGCTCATGGAGCGCAAGCTAATGTTTTAGAGGTGTGTAAAAGATTTAAAGATGCTTACCCGGACATAGCTCTAATGGTAGGCAATTTCGCTTCTCCTGATGGAAGTTTTGAAATTTCAAAGTATTCTGACATTTTAAAAATCGGCGTGGGCGGTGGATCAATGTGCTCTACTAGAATAATGACCGGCTGTGGATCACCAACACTTCAATCGGTTATGGATTATAGCACCTACCCTAAAGCTTCCGTCGGTCTGTGTACGCCTTCGTTGTCGCTTTGTATAGAAAATGACTTGGTTGCAGATGGAGGAATAAAAACCTCTGGTGATATTGTAAAATCTTTAGCAGCGGGGGCCTCAGCAGTCATGCTCGGCTCTTTACTTGCCGGCGCCGATGAAGCGCCTGGTGATGTAATTAAAGCTTTTGACGGCGAGAGATATAAAATTTACAGAGGCTCTGCTTCCTATGGCGCCAAGAAGCAACATTTTGGAAAAGCTGATTATATTGAAGGTGAGGAGACTTTAGTTTCCTACAAAGGTAACGTTGAAAAAATTATTAACCGATTATGCGATGGTATAAGATCTGGATTTTCTTATTGTGGTTCGCAAAACATTAAACAGTTACAAGATAAATCCGAATTTATTAAAATTTCACAAGCAGGATATAAGGAATCTAAGCCACACGGCCTTAATGGATAAATAAAATCATGAATGACCACGTACAATTACCTTTATTTAAAGATAAATCAATTTTACCAACAGGTAAATATCACATAAGCTTCTCAGAATTTTCGAATTGGTATGAATGTTCTCTGAGGCACAAATTAAAATACGTTGATAAGATTGATTTCGACGGACCTACTATTCACACTTCGTTTGGACAGCTAATACATGGCGCTCTTGAAGAATACGTGCTAACTGGGAAACTTCCTTCGTATGAAGAACTAACGGAAGAATTTAAGAAAAGCCTTGGTGAGTTACTCTTTACACCAAAGGCGGTAACTGCTGAAGAAGCACAGGAATTCATTGATGTAATTCCTGCAATTTTGGAGCAAGTCCCGCCTTGGCTCGATCAAGAATTTCCTGGGTGGAAGGCTATTTCCGTTGAGGAACTTTTATTTGAACCCATTGAGGGAATGAAAAACAAGCATTTTAAAGGCTTTATTGACCTTGTAATTAAAGTACCTAAAGTTAAAAAAGGTGAAGGAACTCGTCTTAGCGCATTAAAGGGAGAGCCTGTGCCTGGGGAATGGGAATACTGGCTGATAGATTGGAAAACAACCGGCTGGGGATGGCAGGCCGCTCAAAAACGATCTCCTTTAAAACAGATGCAGCTTGTATTTTATAAACATTTTTGGTGTGTAAAACATAATGTAGATATCAAAGATGCAAAATGCGCTTTCGTTCTTCTGAAAAGAACGCCTAGAAAAGATGGAAATAGAGTTGAAATGCTCAAGGTTTCTGTTGGTCCAAAAACAATTAGCAAATCTCTTGACTTATTAAAAAATTGCATAAACCAAATTAGTCGAGGTTTGTATGTAAAAAATAAGTTTAATTGTCGCTGGTGTAAATTCGCTGGAACGAAATTCTGTCCATAAATTATACAAAACCTGCTCTCTGTCTTGTAATAATTGATATAAATCATTTTGTATGAGACAGGAAACTTCCGTGAAAAAAATATTCGACGGTCATGCCAATAAAGGCAGCATCTATAAAATAACAAACGCTAGGAACGGTAAATTTTACATTGGTTCTGCTAAGCGATTTCGAGAAAGGGCATCTGGTCATTACTCGTCATTAAAAAACAATAAGCATAAAAACAAGCATCTTCAGGCCTCGTGGAACAAACATGGCGAGGATGCTTTTCTGTTTGAAGTTCTCGAAGTTGTTGAGGGTGCCAAAGGCGAACGCTTTAAAATTGAACAAGGCTACATTGATAAGCTTATCAAAGAAAATAAACAGTAAACAACTTTTATAGAAATATTTCTGACAAAAATTATTACCGCTCGCAGTGTAAAGACTGTATGAGAATATATAAAAAACTTCGTCGAGATAAACTGCGAAATGATTTATTGACGCCAGTGTAAATTTTTGGATTTTCTGTTAAAGAATATAAATTGTTTAGTTGAAGCGGTTAAGGTTGTTTGTGACAACATGGGCATGTACCGCCCTGCGACAATTGTAATTGCACTTTACGTTTTTAAATTAGCAATAAGAAATCTATCAAATACATTTCCATCTCCGTTGTTTTTTATCGCCTTCGCAAGCTTGGTTTATTCTGCAATAGTAATAAGCATTAGCATAACAGATTTTACGATTAACACCGTTAATGCTTTCTTATATTTGAAAAATTCCTCCGAGGAATAAGTCTGAACATTTTAGTGCTTTGAACGATATCCTACTGTGAAGGCAGGATAGAATTTTGAGTAAATATAAAATTTCAGGCTATACAACTACTAGAAATGTAGTTCAAATGAATTACCCTTTTGTCGAGGCTATTAAAAGCTTGGCGGATTTTTGCGATGAGGTTATTGTAGCCGATAGCTCCGACGGTTCAGATGACACGCAGAAGGTTTTAGAAAAACTATCTAAGGAAGATAGCAAAATTAAAGTTTATCACGTTGACGTGCCCTGGGACGCTCCTAATCATGGTATTTACGACGGGCAGATGAAAGCAATCGCACGCTCTAAATGTACGGGCGATTATTTATGGCAGGTTGATGTTGATGAGATAGTCGAACCAGGCGCAAGAGATAAAATTGACAAACTAATTGATCAGGCCGCCGAGTTTATGGATCAGAGCCCTATAATGTGTCTTCCAGTTGTTGAATATTGGGGCTCGGTAGATAAAGTTAGAATTGATGTCAATCCTTGGAAATGGAGACTGAGCAAGAATCTCCCAAATATCACCCACGGTATCCCTAAAGAACTAAGAAAAAATGTAAATGGGTTGTTGTATGCGAAGCAAGGTTGCGACGGATGTGAGTATATAGACAAAGATACCAAACAAATAATACCGTATTCAAATTTCGTAACTCCACAAGTAGAACAAATGCGTCGCACAGCGGTGACTGATTCAAGTGAAGTTTTAAATTATCAAACTTGGTTCAATATGATTGTGTCGCATCTTCCGACAACATATCATTTTTCTTGGTATTCGATTGAAAGTAAAATATTAAAGTATAAACACTTTTGGAATGACTCCTGGTTGAGCCTCTATAATGAAAAAAAACCAGAAGGATGGAATCCGTTTTTCTCAAATAAAAGTCTTGAAGAAGTTAGTGAAAAGGAAATTAAAGAATTAGCTAACAAACTTAAAACAGAGACCGGAGGCCACGTCTTTCATACGTTGTGGGCCGGGCAAAAAACCAATTCTGTAAAATTAGAAAAAGAAGTTCCTAGTATTATTAGTGATTGGTGCAAGAAAAACAAGCAGGAATAAATAAATGGATTTTAAAACAGGTCAATACGTTTCTTTCATCACCACCAAGCATAAGCTTGTGCATGGTATAATAACCGGGTTTACGGATTATACGGCAGGCCGGCTTCCAATTATGACGCTAGAAAAACCATCTGCCGACGGCTACACACAAGTGATTCTTACCAACCCTTTACAGAAAAAATGTGCAATAGATGAATAATCCAAAAGTATCAGTAGTGGTTGCAAATTATAATCATGAAAAATATATTGAACTGGCGGTACGTTCAATATTAAATCAAACTTATGAGAACTTTGAAATAATAATTGTCGACGACGCATCAACAGACCAAAGCGCCGACGTTATTAATGATCTATCTAAACTAGATAAAAGAATTGTAAAGCCTTTATTTGTTAAAAAGAATACGGGCAAATGGAATGCTTTAAATCAAGGAATCTCTCAGCGAGCACAAGGTGCGTTAATAACAACGCAAGATGCAGATGATGCTTCATCACCACAGCGCCTTGAACTTACAGTCAAAACTTTAATCGAAAACAGAAGTTATCACACTCTTTGTGGGTTTGCAAATTGCGAAAGTGAAGAACAAGTTCAGGCTGCATCACAAATCCTATTTGATGCAAATGCTCTGCCAACAATGGGACACAAAGAAGTCTTGTCACTTGTTCATAAGGGTCATCAAACACAAGGTATAAATCATTATTATACAGGCCAATATGAAGTACACGGCGCAAGCGCTCTATTCCACAGGCAATTATGGGATCATGGAATGAAATTTATGCCTGGAAACATGGGACTTCGATGTCAAAAGGCAGAAGATTCAGATTTTAATACGAAATTAACCTTACTATTGCAAAAAACAAGCATATTGAAAGCTCCGCTATATTGCTATAGACGTGGAACTACTACGAACGGGGCATATCTTGAAAATTTGTAGCGAGACAAAACGAGATCTTTAATCTGGATAAATTGTAATTCCTGATATTGAAATATTTTATAAGAAAACTGGTATCCTCTATCATGGTTATTTTTATTAAATCAGAAAGATAATTTATTATGAAAAAAGAATATGGAGGCAACTCTAAAAAAAGTGGAATTTATCAAATCCGTAACCTTAAAAACGGTAAAATTTATATTGGAAGTGCTAAATGTTTTCAAGTTAGATCCTCGCAACATCAAAAAAGATTAAATGCGGGTAATCACCATAACAAACATCTGCTTTCTTCTTGGAAAAACAAAAAACATTCCTTGGAGACGAAACTTAAATTATCGAAAAAGGTTTATCAAATAGATATAAACAATAATTTACTAACAGAATTTACTTCACTTTCAAAAGCTTCTAAAAGTACAAAAATTGATATTTCAAGCATTGTAAAATGCTGTAAAAATCAAAGAAAATCTGCTGGTGGTTTTGTTTGGAGATACAAAGTTGCCACTACTACAAATCCTGCCTACCTTGAAAAATTATAATGATGGCCCGAAGGAAAGATAGAATTAAAAATGTAGAATTTTTAGGTCTCGAAGAGGGTAAAATGTATGTGTTTGAAGGTAATAGACAAAAAATTTACAAAGAGAAAAACTACAACCTGGTAGATGGCGACATATCAACTATCAACCGAGGTCAATATTTTATTTATATTGAATCAGATATTTGGATGTCGAACAGCCCAGAAATTATAAATGTAAAATATTGCACCAAAAAACAACTGCCTGATGAGGTAGAAAAGCTGAAAAAAGATAGTTGTAAAATTGTTGAAATAGCCGAAATGCCTTCTAATTTTTTCAATTACATCTACAATATAAAATATATGAAAAAATATTTAACATATAGTGGTAGGCTACATATTGGAAAGGAAGAGCATTTTGGCTGGTTGAACATTAGCCAGATGACAAAAAGAAATTTTGAGGAAAATTTTAAAAAACAATAATTTTGTAAGTTATTTTTGTTTGCTTTTCATATTGTCAATTGCCGTGCCGGGGCAAAGCCAGGCCCAGGATTTTGAATACAAGAATACCAAATATTCAATTAATGAAAGGTTTAGAGCTGTTGCAACAATTGGAAGCTTTTTAATCGAAGCTAACAAAAAAGAAAAACATTTATATCCGGCCCATTGCGATTGCGCACCTGACGGATGTTCTAAACGTATTCATATGTACGTTAAATATTTATTCGACGCAGCAGAAGAAGATAAAATAGACCCTTGGCTACTTGTCGCAATTGCTGCTCACGGCACAGGGTTTGACTCGACAGCAACAACAAGTGCTGGCCAGGGCGGTATTCTAAGACTAAGAAAAGAATTTAAGGCCACGGAAAAATATCGATACTACGACGAGCCAGAAATTTGTTCAATTCTTGAAACAGATGCTTGTCAAAAAATGGTTATTCGTCAATCTTCCCGTATTTTAAGTGAAGCATTATTTTTGTGCGATCACAATATATCTAAGGCAATTAACAAATACTACAATGGCACCGGATGTAAAAACAACGATAGGCTTATTAGGGAGGTTTTGAGTATTAGAAACAAATTTTATCTTGAGAGTAGAAATATCCCGGAAATTTGTTCATCAAAAATTTGCTCAAGATTAAAAAGTGAAAAAACTGATTTTTCTCATGAATAATATTTGGTCAGCAAAAGGAAAAAGCAAATGAGTTTCAAGGGTACGATACCGGAGGAAATTAAACTGTTAGAATTCAACCAAAGGGAAATTAAAACAAGTTGGAGATTGGTTGATAAAAAATATAACAAAGATATTGCCTTGTCAAAAACTCCTTTATTTGGTAAAGATTGTGCCGTGTTGGTTGCCAATTCAAAAATGCAACATGGCCGCAATGTTATTGTTCTGCCGAACAATGCGATGACCAACTTACGCCTAGTTGGAAAAGCGCTACACAGTACAAATGAAGACCAACACAGAGTTCTTTTGCCGAACGGTTATTTGGCAGAAATGGAACATGATTGCTTTATGGAAGTTATGTTAAATAAAGGTATTGCTCCTGGCGGGGTCATACCCGGAGAATGGGTTTGGGCACAAGTTCCTGGTAAAATGAAATTAATAAGACTTGGCACAGGGATACATAAGGCAATTTTAGACTATAAACAGCTGAGCAGTAGAAGCGCTCATAGATTAGAGATATTGAATGTCGGCCATATATATCGTACAGCAGATAATAAAAAAGCGCTCTTTTTAGGTTTTGTAAATACGATAATCTCCACGGTTCGAGTTCATCCAGAAGACAAGAATACAGCTAAACGTGGATACCCATATAACTATCATACCCCGATCAAATCAATAAGATATGATATCTCCTTCAGGAGATCAGATTTAAATACACTTTGGTGTGACTTAACAAGTTTTTCCACACAAATAGATTCTAATGAAGGCCGCAAGAAGCTTACTAAACGCTTAAATGATGCAGAAATTTTTTATCATATTATTGTTACAAAAAAGCACAAATATATTGAAGAGGTGGATGCCAATAGTTTTGAAATTGCCGATGACATTATAATGAAGCTTAGGCGCAAGGCATCTTCGTCTGTGGAGGCGACAATAAATTCTAAATATAAATTAGCAAACAATAGAAGCTATACCCATGCTGCTGATAATAAAAATCTTGAAAACGAATCCGACGCTTGGAAAAAAATACCCACCTATTCAACAGCAAAAAATATAACCCGTCGAACCCGAAGTGCAAATCATGCCACACTCTCAAGCATGGTGCCGTTCGGCATGGAACCAACATTACCGGATATTTTTAATGTTTTTGATCCTGTTTTAAAAAGAAAAGATTCGGATATTTCTAAGGCAATAATAAAACATAAAAAGAATAAACTCGCACAAAAAGAAAATAGCTGAAAGTTGCCTTACTTGCTCTTAAACCTTCAGGTCAAATAAGTCAGTACTTATATCACAACTACAAGTAAAGACCAGATCTGACGTTATTTGCAGGTGTAATGTATTTAATGCAACAAAACCTGCATAAAAGCTAATATTTGAGGATAATACTCGCTTATTTTATGAACAATAGGGTTAAAATTGCATTCAAAGTTTGATATACTTGGGCAAGCGATAATATGCCTCTAAATAAAAAACAAATTGACAATATAATCCCTAGCTGGGAAAAGGTGAGTACATGACCGACAGCAACAATAATGGTAGTAACCGGAACCAGGCCCCAAAGAGGTTCGTAGGACTTCACTCCCATAGCACCTTTTCAGTGGGAGATGGAATTGGTACGCCACAAGATCATATCAATTACGCCATAAACAATGGAATGGACGGCCTTGCGCTGACAGACCATGGAAATATGAATGGGTATTCACACCAGTATTTCCATAATGAAAAGTTGAAAAAGAAAGGCATTAACTTTAAATCAATTCCGGGTATCGAGGCATACTATGTTGATTCGCTGTCTAAGTGGCAAGAGCTTTACGATGCAGATAGAGAAACTAAAAATTTAGAACGGCTTGCCAAGCAAGGTAATAACACCGCCGCTGAGGAACTAAAGAGGAAGCAGGAATTGCTCGGAGATTCGTTTGCGGAAGTTAAAGAGCAAATGGACGAGAATATGTCTGGTGGTACCGTTGTTGAGAATGAAGAAGAATCTAAATCAAACAAATACAAAGATCCTTTGAAGCAAAGAAACCATCTTGTGTTGTTACCAAAAAACCGAGAAGGTCTTGAAGGGCTATTCAGGTTAGTTACCGAATCTTATGTTAATGGGTTTTATCGATACCCGAGGCTTGATCTTGAAATGCTCAAAAAGTACGGTAAAGGAAATATAATCGCTCTTAGCGCCTGTATTGGTGGAAGGTTAGCAAAAACTGTTTTTGATCATCAAACTGAACCCGATTGGGAAAAATGGGGACCGAACGACGAAAACTTTGAACTTATTCAAAAGGAATTGAAAGAGCATATTCAAGGTTTCCAGTGGGCACTAGGAGACGAAAACTTCTACCCAGAAATACAAATGAATTCTCTTGGTGCTCAGCACCTTGTAAATCAACATTTAATTGAGGCTTCTAAAAGAACAAGCACAAAATTAGTGATGACGGTAGATGCTCATTATTCGCACCCCGATCACTGGCAAGAGCGTGAAATTTATAAAATGATGGCTTGGTCTTCACGAGGCCAGGAAATGGATAAGTCAGCGTTGCCACAAAAGATTGAAGACTTAAAATGCGAGCTTTATCCAAAAAACGCCGACCAAGTTTGGGAGTCATACAAAAGATACACAAAGGATAAAGGGTGGGATTTTTATGACGACGACGTTGTTCGTGAGTCAATTGAAAGAAGTTGGGTAATTGCTCATGAGCAGATTGAAGATATTAAACCAGACACTTCCGTCAAGCTTCCGTCGATTCCACAAATAGTCAATAAAGAAAACCTTGATAAAATATATGACAAATTTGGTGATGATGTTGATGATGAAAAAATAGCTTTTCAAGAACTGAAAAGACAAGCAATAAAAGGTTTGCAAAACAGAAAGTTTGCAGAAAACCAAGAATATATTGATCGACTAAAACACGAACTTAAAATTATAAAATATCTTAAATTTTCAAAGTATTTTCTAACCTATTCTAAAATAATGGACATTGTTTCCGAAACACAATTAACAGGTATTGGCCGAGGTTCTGCCGGTGGTTCTTTGCTTGCTTATGTACTAAATATTACACAACTAGATCCGATTAAACATGGTCTTCTCTTTGAGCGATTTTTAACTAGATTTAAAAAAGGCTTTCCAGATATCGATTCTGATTTTTCCGACCGAGAGAAAGCCGTAGCCTTAATTACAAAACATTTCGGGGAGGAAAATGTAATCCCAATTTCAAACTTTAATCAGTTGCAGCTTCGATCCTTGGTGAAGGATTTATGTAGGCTAAACGCCGTACCGTTTGAGGAAGTTAATAACTACACAAAAAAGATCGAGGCTGAAGCGAAGGCTGAAGCGAAGAAAACTCCCGGCTTTGATGCGGCCCAGTGGACGCTTACTTTCAAGGAAGCACAAGAAAAATCTCCAACTTTTCGAGCACTAATGGATGAATACCCTAGTCTTGAAACACACATCAAAGTCTTGTTCAAACAGGTTCGAAATGTTAGTCGCCATGCGGGCGGCGTTATTATTACAAATGATCCCGCCAAACATATGCCTATTATTAAAAGTGGTGGTGTGTTGCAAACACCTTGGCAGGAAGGGCTAAACTTTAGGCATCTTGAAGGCTTTGGCTTACTTAAATTTGATATCCTCGGCCTTGGAACACTTAGGATATTTGAAAATTGTATTCGTCGAATTCTGAAAAAAGAAGGAATGAAACGACCGAAGTTTAAAGATGTAAAGAGTTGGTTTTATAATAATTTACATCCAGATAATAATGAAATGGATGATATGAAGGTTTATAAAAATGTCTTCTGGAACGGACGCTGGGCAGGAATATTTCAGTTCGTTCAACCTCCTGTTCAAAAGTTTGTAAAAAAGATGAAACCTAAGAGCTTGGTTGATTTGTCCGCAGCTACTTCAATCTTCCGACCTGGCCCGCTAGCTATTAATGCCGATAAACTATATCTAAAAAATAGAGCAAACCCAGAAGAAATCGTCTATAAACACCCTTTGTTGGAGGACGTTCTGTCTTCTACTTACGGCTTGATTGTTTTTCAAGAGCAGCTTCAATTAATTTATCACAAGCTTGCAGGAGTGCCTCTGGAAGAAACAGATGGTGTTCGAAAATCATTCACCAAAAAAGATATTTCAAATAAAGCCGAAGCTGACAAACATCGTCGAGGCATGAGAGAAGACTTTGCGGACAAGTGCCTTGAGGTTAATGATATCCCAAAGGTAACGAGCTATAACATTTTTGATGAAATGGAGGAATTTGTTGCGTACTCGTTCAACAAATCCCATGCTACAGCATATATGATCACATCCTATCAATGTGCATGGCTTCTAACCTACTTTGAAGAAGAATGGGTCGCTTCATATATTGATTACTGTGCAACCGAAAAAGGTAAAGTTACAGGCCGAGAAGATCCGGTATCCGTGGCTCTCGGAGAAGCAAAAGGTCTTGGGTTTAAAATCGGAAAACCTGATATTAATGTGTCTAGCCTGGATTACCAAGTCAAAGACAAGGTGCTTATTCCGAGTTTCCAAGCCCTAAAACATATAGGTCTTCCAGCAATGAAGGAAATTGAAGAATATAGAGATTACGACAAAATTGAAGACTTACTGTGGAATCCAGATTATTCATGGAGGCATAGTAAATTTAGTAAAAAGGCAATGTCCACCCTGGTTAAACTCGAAGCTTTCAAAACTATGGATTTGGTCGGCCCTGACAAACAGTTTAAGAATTATAGACAACTGTATTATGTTTTGGTTGAAAAGGCAGACGACATTAAAAGAGCGTGTAAAAGGAAAAAAGATCCAAGGCCGCCAGAAGTATTGGCAACTCTTATTGAAGAGGCCCAAGAACTTGAAGACTGGACAATAGACCAAAAAATTGAGGATAGCCAAACCTTGGCCGGAACTGTTGATATTAGTCTAATCGTCACAAGCGAAGTTAGACAATACCTCGATGCAGCAGAGGTGGGCTCGGTTGATGAATGGAATCATGATAATCAAATGCTCTGGTGCGTTGTTAAACATTCCAAGCTTGCCAAAACCAGGAATGGAAAACCTTATCTTAGAATGCAGGTTTATGGAGAGTCCGGCAAAGAACAAGGGTGCTTTATCTGGGGATACAAACCCTCTAGTGGCCTGATCCCAAACAATACTTTGATTATTGGAAAGTTTAAAAAGAGTGACTTTGGTTTATCAACCTTCTTTGCTAGTTTGGAATTGCTTGAAAGAACATAATGATTTTTACTGCAAGGATACCAAAAGAAATAGTATTTTCCCTCGCCCCAGTCGAAAGTTTTGAAATACAAAAATGGTTAGAATACCCTGAGTTAAAGTCTAAAGTTTTAAAAAGCAACCATAACATGATTCATCCTTTTGTTGTAAGTGGTGAAAAGGGCAAAGAAAAATATAAAGATGATGAGCAATATAAAATTTATAGTAACAAGCCTGTTGAGATTAAATTTCTAGGATATTATAATAAAAAAGCTATGGTTTTAATAGACAATAAATTTGTTCATAGTATTTCGTTTGATGTTTTATTAAATTCCTTAACAAAAAAGCCTCTTGGTGTGAATGGAAAACTGCCTGGGAAATATGTTTTTGCAATCATTAATAAAAAATATACGCCGGTAATATATAAATCCGAATTGTACTATAAAATATTAAAACTTCAAAACGTTAATTCGATACCAAACAACGATTTAAAGGTTGGAGGAATTTATAAAACTAAAAGTCAAAATATAGCGATATTCCTGGGCTTTGCCACTACCGAATTCGCTCAAAAGGCAAATAAGAATTTGGGAACGAATTTTAGCAATATAAGTTTTAAACAAGAAAAACTTGTTACTCTTTGGTATAAATTATCTGTCTTTACCAACCATAGCAGATTTTTAAACGAAGATGGTTTTGAAGGCTTAATTAACGAAAAAGGCAACCTTATAAAACTTATTGGGCTTTCTGCTGATTCCATCGCCACAGCAAATAAAAACTATTTTCTTGTTTGTAAAAAACACCCATTTGTTACAAAGATAACAAAAAGAACTGCCGACATCCCAGAAAACTTCATTAAAACTATTCGAAACAAAATTTATACCAGTATAAAAAGAGAGGTGTTTTTGGCAAAAAACTACAATACGTTTGCTTGTGAGAAGCAGCCAAATGACGCTCTTTGTAAAAAAGTAATACAGGTGTCACCTACTTTGAACATGACTATGTTTGGCCTCGGCACCGACCGTTCCGACATTTTCGATTATATTCAAAAAGAATTAATAGAATAAAAAAATCAATACTTTGTTTTGCTTTCTGCTTCATATTTATAAACGTTAGATACAAAAATGAGGCAAAGATGGATTTAAAGAAACTCATAGCCGATTCCGTAAAAGAATCGTTTAAAAAGTCTGGTAAAATGCCAGAGAAATCAGATTCTAAAAAAGATTTCGATAAAAAAAATAAGATTGACAAAGTGGTGGAAAAAAAGCAGTCCAGTAAAGATGTCTTGAAGGAGGCTCATATTACGACCAGGCAGAGCTTTCATCTTACAACCGAGAGAATATCGGCAGAAACAAAAAAAGCTCACGAGGGCCTTTATGAGAAATTCATAGAAGGTTTTAATAGAGCAAGTTCTGGCCTCGACACTGCTAGTACAAATGATTCGAATGCTAATAATAGCGATTATAGAAATCTGAAAGTTAGTGAAACTTATAACCTAAATGCGGTCAAACTGCATGAGTTGTATTTTAATAATATCTCTGATCTTGCATCAGAAATAAGCTTAGATAGTTTGCCATATATGCGTCTTGCGAGAGACTTCGGAACTTTTGAAAATTGGCAGTTTGACTTTATGGCTGCATGCCGTGCATCACAAAACGGCTGGGGCGTTCTTTTTTACGAACCACACCAGAAAGCTTATATGAATGCAACTATTGATTCCAACGATGCGAATATCCCCCTCGGCGCAATTCCAATCCTTGTCATGGACATGTGGGAACATGCATATTTTGCTGATTATCAAAACAATAAAGACGATTATATTGTCTCAATGATGAGAGAAATTAATTGGGATGTTGTTGAAGCAAGAATGATTGTTGCACAGAAATCCGAACTGGCCATATTGTATTCAGTAAAACGTGAATTTAGTAAAGAGCCCGAAAAGATGATTGCTGCCGCTGATGAGTCGGAACAAATGCCCGAACCAGGCAATGAAGAGATAGAATAATACAACACTAAGGTAAAAAAATGCAAAATAAAAAACACAAGAAAAAAGCTAGCAAAGCATTTTTAAAAGAAGCTGAATCAATAAACAGGCCTCAGTCTATGGCTGATTTTGCTCCGACGGATGTAACACAGATATCGCTTGATCAGGCTATTGACAGATATTTTATTCAATATGAGAGAGAATCAATCCCTACTTCGGAAATATTTGAGGAAAAAAATGTTTCTGGTCTTATGAACTATTTGTTTGAACAGGATTTGGATTTAGACGCCGACCTTGACGAACCTGCCGAGGAAGATGCTGAACCAGCTGCTGACGATGACCTGGGTCTTGATGACTCTTTTGGTGATGATAGCGGAGAGGAGGAAGTTGATCCACCTCCTCCGCCTGTTATGAATACGCCACAAATTGATTTACAAGATTTTGCTCGAAGTGTTTCTCGGCTAGTAAATAACGTTGAAGCTTTAATAGATGTAAGGTCTATTATTCTAAACAGAGCAAAAGCTTATATAAGAAGTAACTACAATGAAAGGACAGCAGTGGAGATGATGGATATTTTGGATAAACAATGGAATTTGAAACCAGTGGAATCAGAAAATTCGGCAAATGAAATGCCAAAATTTCCTCAACCAAGAGCTGGCGTTACAGGCCCGGCTGGCGGTTAACTTGTCAATAGAAAAAACAAAAGTTGTTTTTGATTTTGATGCGGACTCTCTAAAAGAACTGCGAAAAGTCCTTTTTAAAAAGGGGTTAAGTCCCCAACAATTCCTTTCTTATGTTATTGAGCTTGTGTCGCTTAGAGATGCGAGACTAGATTTAATAATGCAGGAAGCTGTTGAAAACAGAGCTTCACATCATGGCAAAAATAGAAAAAATACAACAGACGCCGAAACTATATATGATTTGATTAAAAAAGGTTTAGGCGATAAAAATTAAAATAGGAAACGTTCATGATTTTAGGAAATGTTTTAAAGGTAGTGCTCGATTATATAAATTCAAGTAATAAAAAAGATTTAGCTCCATTGGAGAGGAAGAAAAATGCGGTTACAATAGCAAAGCAAAATACCGCACAATATAAAAATATTGAAACTAACTTGTTTTCTTTAAATTCCGATACGCAAAAGCTTGTAAAAAAAATAGATAGCTTACAGGACCAAATTATAAATCTAACCATGCTAAATGAAGAGCTTTTACACATGTTTGAACAAAACATTGAAAATCAAATTTCTAAAAGCCAAGAAGAGCAAGCTCCGATGCGCCAGGTAAGTTTCGCCGCCAAAAAGAATGAACTCAATTAGGTTTAAATCTCAAAGTACCATGCTATAAAGTATAGTAATGTACTTAGAAGAAGTTGGAATATTTAAAAAGGTATTCAATTGGTTTAAAAGCAATTGGATGCTGGTATTATTGCTGTTGGCAATCGTCTTTCTTTTTGCTAGGGGCTGTGAGCAGTCAAGCACATACGAGGACTTGTTTGATCAATACCTTGAACAAGGTAAATTACAACAGGAACAACTTAATGATTTGCGCAAAATTCAAAATGAAGAATACGAAAAACTGAATGAGCAAATCAAAAATTATGTTATTGAAGTAGAAAGAATAGAAAAAGAATATAAAGAAGAAATAGAGAAGATTTCTATCTCACAAGAAAATCGCCGTACTAAGATCATTAGGGATCACAGTGAAAACCCTGAAACTCTAACAGAAAGTCTATACCAAACTTTTGGTATTCCGATTGAGTAAAAAATGAATAGAAATTATAAAAAAACAATGTTTTTTGCCTGTTTCCTATCTATGTTTGTTGCATCTTCCATAGTGGCGCAAGACGCCTGGCAGCTAAGCCCGCCTAGAGAGATGCCGTATGTCCTAGTGGAAGGTAAAATAGAAGCACAAGTATCATTGGAAAATGATCCGATACCTCCATTAAAAACAATTCAGTTGCCAAAAATAAATTTAACTTCTGGTGAAAATGGTGAAAGACAAACTTACCTAACGTTAGGTAAAAAGGCGCCTTGGCCCGGTGTCCTTCTAAACCCCCCTGCTGTCGCTTTTATTGTCTCGGAATACGAAGGTCTGACTCAGCGTGCTGAGGTTGCAATTAAAAAACAAAGAGACTCAGACTGGACCCGCATGAATTTTGAAGTTAATAAACTGAAACTTCGCCTTGTTTCACAAGCAAAAACTAACGATGTGATTGTTAAAGGTCTTAGGCAGGATAATGCTCGACTAGCTAAAATTCATAAAGATTTTGTCGACGATGCACAAGGTGGCTTCTGGGATAATGGTTTTGGCGAGGTGATTAAGTACGGGCTTATAATTGTCGGGTCCGCCGCCGTAGGAATTGTCGTCGGTTCAGTAGCTGCCGCCAACTAGCATGTCTTATAATATATCTGAGAGAAGAAATATTTGTATTCGGGTTCAATGTTTTACCACCTGATGATAAACTACACAGAGGAAATATGACTGATAAACTTGTAGAAAAGCTTGAAAAAAATTATGATTTGTTTTTAAATCTTGTAGGTAGAATTAAAAATGAAGAAGCGAAAAATTCTTTATTGGAGATGTGCTCCGAACTCAAAGACCGTCTAGCCGCAGCACCGGCATCAACTAAAATTGAGTATGTTGGGGCATACCCAGGAGGCCTTGTTGAACACAGTTTACAAATTCTAAAAATCTCTAAAGACTTGAATAAAGTCTTCGCCGCTGGTGTTGATTCGGATTCTCTGATTATTACCTCTCTATTCCATGACATTGGTAAAATTGGCGACGCCGAGAACGATTATTATATTGAACAAAAATCTGATTGGCACAGGTCAAAACTGGGTATGATGTATGATTTTAATCCTGAAGTCAGCAGAATGCCCGTAGTTCAACGTTCCCTTTGGTGGTTGAACAGTTCTAAGTGTCCAATGTCCGCAGAAGAAATTGGAGCTATCTCCAGCCTGCATCACGCCGGCCAAATGTGGAGTTCTGAACTTTATGAATCACCTATCCTGAGTGTAATTTTACAAACAGCAGTTCGAGTTGCTTGTATGAAAGGCAAAGGGAAAACAAACCTTTTGGAGTAGTGTAAGCTATTGCAATTATTGACTAATTAATTGCGATTTTATGGTTCTTTTTTCAAGAATATACCTCATAAAAACATACTTATATACATAAGAAAAAGATATATTTTAAAGATAAAAACAAATCCATTGTAGGTATAATACAAACGTAGTTTAAAAAAATATTTTACAATGGTTAGATAAGGTACTTGATATTTTATCTAAGATAACAAACAAAGATAATAACGAAAGATAAATAAGGAGATAAAAACATGGCATATGATCTAAGTGCAATTAAACAAAAAATCGCTGACCTCAACGGGGACAATAAAGCTTCGAAGAAGAGGGGCGACCGACCAAAACTTTCTTGGTTTAATCCAAAGCTTGGTAAAAGCGGAGAATCAAGCACATACGAAATTCGTTTCTTACCTTACGAGAGCAAAAACGGACAAGCCTTTCAGGAGGTTTCTTATTATGACAATAAGATGCTACATGAATACCGACTTGTCGCACCAGCTCAGTTTGGTGAAGAAGATCCTGTTTTTGACTTTCTTGAAGAACTACGAGGCGACCGTTCAAAAGAATCATTCACTCTAATGAATTCGCTTCGACCAAAAGATCGATATTACGCACCTGTTCTTATTCGAGGAGAAGAGAATAAAGGCGTACAGGTTTGGGAATTGAATTCCAACTTACTAAAAGCTATTTATAGCGTTCTGGCGCATCCTGATTATGCTGAGGAAGACATGATGGATCCACAAGATGGATTTGATTTTACTCTCAAAGTCACGGATTCGGGTAAGAAGTTCCAGCAGTATGTTGTAAAAGACTATGATGTTCAACCTCGCAGAAAATCAAGTCCTGTTGCGCCTAGTAAAAAGGGAACTAAGGATATTGTTGATTCCATCCCTGACCTTGAAGCTTATTTCAAGAGCATGGTTAGAGATTCGGAATATCTTAGCAAAGCTATAGAAAACTTCATTGCCAAAAAGGCAGGCGGGGACGACGAAGACAGCTCGGAACCTGAAGTGGCGATCGAAAAAGCTGAAAGAACAGCCTCCCGTGGTCCGAAGCCATCAGAAAAAGATGAAAAAGCGGTCAAGGATATAAATGACGCTTTTGCAGATTTGGATGATGACATCGAATTTTGATAATTGAAAAGATTAGAGCGAGCCTGATTTTGGGCTCGCTCATCTTATAATAATTTTGTTTTGCTGTAGGCCCTGGGCTTATTAACAAAACTATAAAATGTTTGCTGTTGAAAGTTAAAAGGATAATATGGTTAAGAAAAAAAGCAAAGAAGAAATCGACGATTTTACTGACACTTTAATCAAGCAGCTAAACAAGGAGAATGGCGAAAACATCGCTTTTAATTTAAGCGGCGGTGAAGCACCATCCAATATTAAAAGATGGATTGGAACAGGTTCTCAACAGCTTAACTGTATCATTGGTAACAAGCTTAACTGCGGTCTGCCGGAGGGACGTGTGATTGAAATTCAGGGTCCGACCTCTTCTGGGAAAAGTCATTTGGCTTTTGAGGCTGCCAAATCAACCCAACAGCAAGGCGGAATAGTTGTTTATATTGATACTGAAAATGCCACGAGCCTAAATAACCTTAAGCAGCTTGGCATCAACGTAGAAAGTAGATTTGTTTTTTGTCAAACTGCTTGCACGGAAGAGATCTTCGCCATTGCAGAATCTACTATTTTAAAAGCAAGAGCAATGAAAAAGAATGTTCCAGTTACAATTATCTGGGACTCGGTTGCTGCTTCTTCGCCTAAAGCAGAATTGGAGGGTAGCTATGAACAAAACACTATTGGCCTCCAGGCTCGAACCCTTGGCCGAGGAATGAGAAAAATTACAAACATTATTGGAAATCAAAATGTTACATTTCTTCTCATCAACCAGCAAAGGCAAAAGATTGGTGTCATGTTCGGAGACCCTACGACAACTCCGGGCGGCATGGCAATTCCATATGCCTCTAGCGTGAGGATAAGAATTTCTTCCACTGGGCAAACTACGATAAAAGATAAAAAGACTGGCGATGTCATCGGCATTAAGGTAAAAGCAAAGACGATTAAAAATCGTGTAGCAAGGCCATTTAGGGAATGTGAATTTAGAATTATATTCGGTGTTGGTGTAGTTGAACACGAGGAAGTGTTTGACCTATTTCGGTCACACTGTGAGGAATTAAACAAAACATACGACCTGCCAGGCGTGAAATATAAAAAAGAGCTACTGTCTGTCAATGGCACAGGCGCATGGAAACATTTTACGGTTAGCGATATCGAAACCGGCGAAGTTAAAATTGAAGAAAAGTTTTATAAGACAGAGTTTAACGAAATACTATACAAGCCTGAATATAAAAAGTACATGGATGCCATGTTTGAGAGCGCCTTAGTTATCGAACAAAATATTCTTGAGCATAAAACCTTTGCTAAAATCGACAGCAATTCAATTGAAGAGGTTGAGGCTGTCCGGGCAGGCAAATAAATAATGGACGACAAAACAATAAGTAAGAATGAAATCGATGAATTAATAAATGCTCAGGCTTCGCTGGATAAACAAATAGTAAATAAATTATTCGGCCACATCGCACCCTATGTTCGGTCAAAAACTTCAAATAAAACCTC